TTTACTAAAATAAATCAATGAAATAACATATTTGATTATAAAGACTCAATAAAACAATAAATATATAAATAAAACTATTTACAAACATAAATAAAAGTGATAAGATAAATACAAGTTAAACGACAGATACACAGATAACAATCGAGATTGTAAACAAGGTGTCAGTCGTAAAACTTATATAGGGTGTACAGATTTACTGCACGATACATAATCTAAACAACTAAAGTGTAGCATATCTGAAAAGCAAAGTCAAATCTGGCTGAGCGATACCCAATTATAAAAGGAATTTGCACCTTGAAAAGTGAATAGTGAAATGTTAGACTAACTTCTGTTTTTATGGTATACTTTCCTTATTATAATAGGAGGTGATCAGAGTGGACATAAATAATAATGCTGAATTATCAAATACAATCAATAATTTAATCAAAGAGTCCGGCATAAAAAAAATAGTACTTGCTGAAAAAATGGGTATTGTAAATCAAAATTTGAATCGTAAAATAAATAAAAAAAATTTATCTTTAGACGAAACAAATGATATCATAAACCCATTAGGATATAAAGCAAAAATAATAATCGAAAAAGATTAAAAAAATAATCAAAAACGATTGACAAACATAAAAACATATGATATTATATAATCACAAAAGGAAATACAAAAAGTCGTTGCTAGGCTACCAACCAAAAAAACAACGACTTTCCCACTTCTTGAAAAGTGATTATATATTTCTAACACTTATATTCTAACATTTTAGTATTCACTTTTCAAGTCGTGTTTCACAAATTCTTGTGAAAAATTCCTTTTTAATAAAACTAAATAAAGTGATTTCTCTATCTTATAGGGGAAAGAAAGAAGCGAAATAGACCGTTCCACGCGTATAGCATCATTAGTCAGACAGCGCAGACGTGCATAAGGGTTGAATCAAATTATAAGTCAAATAGTCAGAGTGTTTGAGTTGTAGTCACTGGTTACGGCGGTTTTGAAAAAGTAGACTTTCAAACGTATATAGGATTGACAAGCGAAACATTGATTTTGCATAAGTCAAATTAAAACAAACTTTTCACTTCCAACAGAAAGGAGGTGAAAACGTATGTACTATATAACATACGACAATGAAAATGTCGTGTATAATTCAGACCATAAGCAACTTGTAAAGTGTCCAACGGAACAAGAAGCAAAAGAATATATACACGACAACTCATAAATTATTGTAACTTGTAAATCAGGACTTGTCAAGTTGGCAAGTCCTTTAAATAATAATACGGAATAACAAAAATTAAAACCTTGTATAGGCACGACAAGAATAAGACCTATCAAGTGCAACACTTCCGCATTAAGATTTTCCAGGAAGAAAAACAATGTGAAAGACGTGTGACGGTGGCAAGGAGTACACACAAAAATAACTAGGAATTGCAAAAGCATCGGAACGGCTTATACTTCCGAAGGCTCGAGATCAGCAATGCCTCATAGTTGTGCTGACATGAAGGAGCTTGTATATCTCCTTTTTAAAACAGATTATACACGGTATGAGAACAGCCGAAAAAGTTAAAAGCCGTCAGCCTACGTAGAACGGGGTAGAAAATGCAGGCAGGGAGCGAACATAATGAGCGAAACCGGTTCACTTTAAGGAGTGTTAAAAAGCCGGTAACTTCCTAAAGTATTATAAAGAGTACTGAAAACAAATAAGCCGGAACGAGAGAGCCGGAGCAGTGGGAGCGCCAACTAACCCGATGAAAGCGCAACTCTCATTTTTATTTTGACTATGCAAGGCATAGAAAACAAGCAAAGAAAGATACGTTTCGGGCAAAAGCATAAGACCCGTGGCAGTGAGTAGTAGAAACGACTTTACTTCTAATGTTTTCACACATGGCTTGCGTAGCTGAGAATAAAAGAGAGAATAAACAATCAAATAAGAATGAGGGAGGTAATCAAAATGAGAAGTAAGAAAAGAAACATGAAAACAAAAATCAACGAGATCACAACTCTGTTAATGCCGGTTGTCTTTACGGTCGGAATGGTTGGTTACTGGCTAGCTTTTGGATATTAAGAAAGAGAGGTAGTAAAAATGTATACTTTTAAAACATCAAATGAAAATATCGTATTTTCGGCGGTTTACTGTGACTGTTGTAAACACAAATGGACAGCTACAAAATATGCCAATAAAAATGGTAAATGGATTAAAACAGATTTCTATAAACGTTTTGATACACTGGATGAACTGAAAGAATTTGTTGAAAATTATGAAGAGGCTGAAAACAAATATTATTTTTCTGAAGATAACCGGGAATCACTTCCGGAAATAATGAATAAAACATTTACAGAGGATCAGCTCAAAGAAGTTTATCGTGATATTGTAGATAAAACAGAATATCATGACTTTCAGGAATGGTTCTTTGATATGCTAAGAAGCGGATTGATATTATATATATAAGGAGGAAAAGAAAATGAACAAATCATTATTAGAGATTTTAGAAGAAGAAAAACGTGCTTTAAGAAATGTAGAAAATTTTAAATACTCAAAAGATGGTATTTTGGAAATGGCGAAATCTGAAACAGAGGAATCAAATATTCAATCTTGTTTCAGAATCGCCAAAGAATACGAGAAAAAACTGGAAAAGGAAGAAGAAAAACTTCTTTCTATCAGAAAAGAAATAAAAGAATATTTTTCTTTTTTGGAAAATTTATAAAACATGAAGCTTGACCTATCGGCACGACGGGGAGGAAGAGGAAAATATGTGGAAAGTAGTAGTTGATATTGCACCTAAAACAATAGAAGGAACAAAAGGTTGCCACAAGTATGTTTTTGGCACATACAAGACAAAAAAGGAAGCTGAGAAAATAATAAATGAAATCAATAAATCAAATGAGATGGGGAAAGCACATTTTGGAAAAGAATAATAAACCGGACACGTTCCGACGCTGTGATGCAGCCGAATAGTTTTTCTTGCCTTGTGTGCAGGAAAATAGTATAATAAGGAAAAGAAAGGAAGTGATCTTGTGAGTAACGCAATCATAACAGATATGTCAGGTGCATATATAGAGCACTCGGAAATTATCACAAATTTTGTTGCTACTGTATACAGTCAGTTAAAAGGAAATATCTGTCGTGTATATCCGGACAATGTTCAATATAAATGGACTATAGGGGACGAGGAAAAAATTGTTATTCCTGATGCCTCTATAAATTGTCGTGTACATGCTAAAAAAGGGAATTCGTTTTTCGATATTCCCCGTTTTGTCATGGAGGTTCTTTCTTCATCTACGGAAAAATATGACCGTACGGAAAAGATGGAGTTATACAGACAACAGGAAATTGATGAATACTGGATTGTAGACTGGAGAAAAAGACAAGTAGAAATATATACGCTTGACTATGACAGCGAAGGAAATCCAGAATATTACTTACTTAATACAGTTACGGAAGAGAACAAGAGCGAATTATATATTGTACATTTTCCGCATGTTAAGATCACTTTTGACGAATTATTTAATATAGATTAGGAGGTGTAGGAAAATAACTCTAAAACAAAAAATTGAATCTGCATATACTATGGCAGGAATGACACAGACAGAATTTGCGAAACGCATGGGAATGAGTCAACAAACATTTTCTAGTCGTTTAAAAGTGGGGAAATTCACGCAAGAAGAACTTGAAAAAATGGCTAGTATTGTGGGTGCGGAATGGAAAAGCGGATTTTATTTTCACAATGGAAATAGGATTGAATAGAAAGGACTGTACAGGACTATGTATAGTTCTTTTTTGATACCTAGAATAACAAATAAATCTTTGTAAATTACAAATAAATATATTGACACAAAGAAATCTTTGTGATATAGTAACAACAACGACAACAAAGATTTCTTTGTTAATCGCATAGCACCTTGATAATTTCACATTGTAAATCAAATACAGCGCGCTTATACGAGTAGCCAACACTGTTTAGGTACAGAACTTCTATAAGCGGAAAATCAGCAAGTGAATTAAGGGAATAAACCGTAAACAGGCTGTGCTGTATGATGTTTCTAGTCTATCGGTAAAAGTCCGATACTGACGAGCAAGAGCGAAACTAGAAGAGAATAAGAAAACATATATAAAGAAAGGTTAAAAGGTGGAAATTATGAGCAAGAAAGTATTGTATTTTGAAGGCGCAGGTTGTGTACCATGTAATGACGTGGAAAATTGTAGAATTAGAACAGCATTTACTAACAAAGAAGGTAAAAAAGTTTATATTGAATTTATAAGCGGATATAAACATATAGTTGTTGAATACGGAAAGAACGGAAGAAAACTAAAGTATCCGAAAACAATTTCAGAAGATGGTTACTTGACTTGCGATTTTTGTTATTATATTACAAATGATCCGAAAATTGATGATTGTAATAAATCAAGATTAGAATGCGAAAGAAATTCCGACATCGAAAAAGTAAAATACACAAAAGAAAATATTTTAAATTTTGTTAATAAATATTGCAACGCTGATTTTGAAGAAATAGTTGTGCTTGATAATTTAGCGGGGTTCAGAGTCTTTTCAGATGGGAAACGAGATACATTTGCAGGATATAATTACGGTGATGAATTTAACTATAACAAGGAATTGACGGAAAAAAGAATTGAAAAAGTAGAGGACATGAAGAAATATTTTTCAAAATTGTTCAATCAAAAATATGATAATACTAGATATTATATCAATAATAATGGCGAATTAGAAGTAAGAATATCTGTATCTGATCAGGCTTTACAAAAAGCAAATTGGGATAAAGGAAGGATTTTTACAGTAGAAGTATAAGTTTTTCTACTTTTTAAATAGAATTATTACATATTAGGAGGAAAAGATAATGACAATTAAACAGGCAAAATGGATTAAGGATGGAAAATTACTAATGTGTGGATTAAAAGCACAAATATAGAAGAATGGATAGAGATAAGCGGTTATAATCCATTCCCGTTTTTTGGAACAACAAAATTTAAAACGTCCAAAAACGTTTTTGAAACCTGGATGAAAGAAAATGGTTTTAGAAAAATCATGAATACATCTGATTACCATTCAGTAAGATTGATAAATTTAATATAATAATAGCGGAGATTTTCCGCTTATAAAAGTGGGCAATATGGATCATTTAGAGTATAGTTTTAATTCTAATTTGAACATTGTCTTTTTTATAAGTGGAAAAGCATACACAAGTAAAATAGGAGGAAAATAGAATGTTAAAAAGAACAATCAAACACGAAGAGTTAAAAGGCGGGTATACGATGGGAAAGAAAATCATTATTGATGCCTGTGAGATTTTCGGAGAATTTGAAATCATGGCAATGTATGAAGATGACGAAGAATTAGAAAGTAAAACAGTATCAACGGAAATCGAAGCTATCAAAGTATTTGATGATCTGTTTATGAAATACGCGGAACCATTACAGAAAGCACTTTATAACAAATTACAGGAAGGAAAAAGATATACACTTGTATATCTGAACGAATTCGGCTTCCCAGTAGCTCAAAAAATTACTTTCCATTCCATGAAAGCAAAAACATATGCACAGTATAGTGATGTTATGGAAATGATTTTTACACCATACCGAAAAAGAACACAATATAGAAAACTCTTCTATAACTGTTCTATGATGATTTTTGAAGGTTGGCAGGATTTAAAAGAAGAGGAAATAAAAGAAACTCTTGAAGATAATAAAAATGTAAAAATTACAAAATCAAAATATGGCTGCTTTGACAGTAGGTATATTGATGATTTAGAGAACTGTTTTAAAAATCCAGTTGTTATCTTTAAGAATTATAAAACAGGCACAAATGGGAAAATTTACGCATAGTAAGGAGAAATAAACTATGACAAATAGATTTTTAAGACGTGTTGTCAGTGAATCAATCATTGATACACGGAAATACAGATATACATATAATGCCGGAAATGGAAATATTGAGCGTCTACCACTGGAAAAGCTAAATACAACGGACTCAATAACAGATTGGGAAGTAGTCGGAAACGTAAAGGATTTATAGAAAAGGGTTTGAATGATGAAGCGGAAAATATTATATATCGGCGCTGTTGTAATTATTTCTTTGACATCATTTATAAAATATGTCAAGAACACATGTGACTTTAGCCATGAGAGATTCAAAACAAACATCAGATACAGTTAATTAATATCACACAGAGGAAACGCCAGATTGAGCTGATCTCGGTTGAAAGAAGTGGAACGAAGCAAAAGGAAAGGAGTCATGATTATGATAACAGTAGGAAAATCTTTAGCAGATTATACGTTTGAGGAATTGGAAGCCTTGGATAAGAATATACTAACGAATGAAGAGTGTGAGCAGATTCGGGAGAATCCCCTCGTAACATTGGAGATTTTAGGAAGAAGTACATACAGACGCGGTAGAATATGGATAGATGTTCATATCGAAAATGAAGAAAGACAATGTAATATAGATGTATACGTTTAGAAAGCACTTGTAATTATACAGGTGCTTTTATTATAGAAAATTTTACATATTAAAGGAGAATGAAGAAATGAGTAAAAGAGAAAGAATGTTGCCAAAAGAATTAGAAGAAATGATGAACGAAGCAAGGATGTTGAACAATATTATTGAAGCTGGTGAAAAAATGATTGTATCCGACAAAATGGAAGAGGCAAGATCAAAGCATGACGGAAGAGAAAAGGCAATCATCAGTATAAACCCTTTGCTTGTTCATATTCCAGAATGGCAAAGAGAATTGAGAGTATCTATTTCAAAGAAAATTGGTTCTGAATTTAACCCATACAAATGGGATCTTCCTAAAGTTGTTCTTAGGGACGGAAAATTCTATGTAATAGACGGAATGCACAGAATTATAGGGGCGTATTTTGGAAACATGAAACTTGTGCAAGTCGAGGTATTGATCGGAATTACAGAAGCTGATGCAGTTGATTTGTTTTTATCACAACAAAATGATCGAAAAAGAATGACATTTGCAGATACTTATAGCGCAGCACTTGTATTAAGAAAAGAAGAGTATGTGATATTAAAATCTATCTGTGATAGAAATCATGTTGCAATTAAAGGAGACAGAAACCCTGTTGAAAATCCTATAGGCGTATTAACATCACTTTCAGATGGTGTAAAAATGTCTAAATTTTGTCCGGATTTATTAGATAGAATTTTGAAACTTATTGTAAAACTTCAATGGAACGGCGGGAAAAGTTATAGAGAAGGTAAAGCGTTTAGTGCGAAAGTATTAAGAGTATTTAAGAAACTATATGCCTATTATTCAGGAAGAGAAACGGATATGGAAAGAGTTCTGTTGAATAATTGTAAAGGAAGCAAGTATTTTAATGATAATTTATCTGAAAAATGGCAAGATTCATTATTTGACTTTCTTTCAGATGTAATTGAGAAAAATATTGATATTCCGGTAATTGAGACAAAAACAACATCACGGAAAAGAACAACAAGAAAAGCAGTAGCAAAGACTGCATAAGAAAACTTTACATATTACGTTCTGCGGGTGTCACAGCTCGCGGAATGATTTCAGGGAAATAAAAATTACAACAAATAAACGCAACATAAAGGAGAATAAGACAATGGAGATTTTGAGTGAATTTACAATTTCCGGAAAGAAGTATTGTACAGTCAAAACAAAAGATGGAGTATCTGTGATGGAAAAATGGGAATATAACAATGCAAAGAATAAGTATATGAAGAATTGGAGGAAATAAGAAATGAATGTGATTGAAACTGTTATGACGGAAAAGGAATGGAAGAAACATAATAAGGAATGGTTAGAAGGATATGTTGTGGCTGCTACGAGTCAAAAATTTAAACGGTGGAAGCGCAGATTGAATTTTCAGAAGTTCTCTGGATTGATTTTGCTTCTTATCGCGTTGTTTATGACAGAAACGGATGCAAAAGTATATATTACTGTATTAGGTGTGGCACTGATCGCATACTGGAAACCATTTTGTAAATAAGAATTATTAAAAGAAAGTAGAGGAAATATTATGAATATCGAAGTAAATAAGACAAATGTAAAAGTAGAAGGAAATAATCTGGTTATCGAATTAACAGAAGAACTAAGGAAATCTTTAGGAATAAGACAGAGCAAACCACTTTATGAATGCAAGGTTGGAAACGTGATTGTAGACAACATTGGAAATGAATGGTATGTGGTAGAACAGGATATTGAGAACAATAGAACCAAAGTATGGAGAAAAGAACTTCTTGACAAAACTTATAGATTCGACAGTGAATTAAATGATTTTAGAACTTCTGAAATCAAGAATGTGTTGAATGATGAAAATGGGGATATTCTGACTGATATCTATAAAGGGTTTGGAAAAGAAAATGTATTGATTGATACAGCTGATTTACTATCTATGGATGGGTTGGACACTTACGGAACATGTGATTGTAAGGTACATTTAGGAACTTTTGATGATTACAGAAAAGCCAGAAAGAATGGTATGTTTAGGACAGAAAATGAAAAACCGTTTTGGTTAGATACACCAGACAGTACAAATGAAGGATGCTCGGCTTCCTGTGTTCAGGTTGTTGACAGTCGTGGTGACGTGGGCTACAGCGATTGCGATTGGGGCGGTTGTGGGATTCGTCCGTTTTGCTCTTTAGACTCTTCAATCTGTGTATCAGTTGAATAACGTAGAACTTTGGAACAGTCAGGAACAGCTTTTTGCTGTTCCGTATGTTATGGAAACAAATAATGATTTTATCGGGAGGAAATAATGATGGAAAGATTTAAAAATTGGGAATGTAATTCCTATAGATTTAGTAATAAAAGAAAAGATTATGGATATCAGGATTTAAAAAAATATTTTTTCATTGATGGAAGTGAAGTTATTTATTGTAAGAAAGATTTTGGAGTATGCAAAGCTGGAAATTATTATCTTGTATCAGAAGGTTCTTTTTATGGATGTGGTTTTGTAGTAAATGATTGGACTCCTTTTGATAAGTGGCAAGGCAAAGAGTACATGAAAGATGGTTTGGAATACAAAGAAGGAATGAAATTTATATGGCATCCTATGAATAGAGCAACGAAGCAGGTTGAAGTAGAACATCCTCATTGCGGGAAAATTGTTACTGTTATTGGGCTAGAAACAATGGATAGAGTAAAAGTGTCTGTTGATGATTTTCCAAACTGTAACGACAGAAAAAATGCTAATCAATTTGTGGCTGATAAAGATGAATTGATACCTATGAAAAGATAATTTTAAATAGAGAGGTAGTAAAAATGCTTAGATGCTTAATTGATATATCAGTTCCAGAAAATGATAAATGTAAAAAATGTTGTATTTGTTGTAACGAGAAAGAAACATGTGAAAATCGTTGTATTGGAATTGACGAGTGGAAAACAGAGAGTAACATTGCTGAAAATTGTATTGAGTGTATGAAAATGTAAATAAGATGAAAGCACGATTTTAAGAGGTGAAATGAGTATGAACATAAATACCAGGAAGAAACAAAAAACTGAAAAAATGTTATTAAGAAATAATAAACGCAAGATGTGTGGATTACCACTACATAGAAAGAAAAGTAAAAGGCGAAGATATTTGACTAGGTGCGAAGCAGAAGAAACAATAGGCGCTTTTTTAGATTATTGTAACAGGGATTAGTTATTGGGAGGAAATAAACATGGAAATTAAAAATTTATCACAGTTAAAAAAAGCAATCATAGAGGGACGTAAATTTATTATCAAAAAACACTATATTAGATCAGAATATGAGGGACAGATCAGAAAACCGAATGTAGTACAGACAAACGGATTTTACAGTATTGAAGATGGAAAACCAGGTAGCAAAATTACATTAGCTAACAATGGAAAAGGAAGTTGGATAGAATACGGAAAGGCTTCTGATTGGAAATTTGAAGATGGTGTTTGCAAACAGTCTAATGTGTGGGAAATCGAATTCGTGCAATAAGGAAAGTGATGTTTTATATAAGGAACAGGAGAGGTAATAATGTTAAAATTTACAATGAATGCAAAAGATTTAAAAGAAATTATGAGAAAAGGATTGGCAGCCATTGATAAGAAAGTAACACTTGACAGCTTGAAAAAGTTATATATGGAGGTCGAAGAAGATGGAACGGTGAAAATGTGGGGTACCGATATGGAACATTTTGCAGAAATAAGAACAAATAATGCATTTGACACAAGTCCAGGCGTTTTGGGGATTGACATTGACGATATCAAGATCATTTCCAAAATGAGCGGAGAAGTAACACTGGAAGATGTCAGTACGAAAACGCAGCAGAGAATAAACATAAAGTGCGGAAAAAAGATTGTTACTATTCCACGGTATACGAATACAGATATTTTTCTTCCAGCAATGGATGATACAGAAGCACATATTATTACAACAACGGAGAGTTGGTTATTGGAAACAATCGCTAATCTTTCTTTATTTGTGGCAGGAGATGACGTTAATAAAATGCTGAATGTATTTAACTTTAACACAAAGCGGAAACGTATAGAGGCGTTGGACAATCACAGAATTGCATTAAGATCACTTGATAGCCAGGAGATTACAACAGTGACGGAAAATCCATTTGACACTGTAAAACTCCATGTGAAATGCTTGCCAGTATTCAAGAAAATCATGGATAAAAAATCAGATGCGGGAGTCAAAGTATATCAAGATCAGAAATATATCAGAATTTCCGGAAAAGATTTTACATACGTTATCAGAAGAATTGATGGACAATATTTCAATATTGAACAGATGTTGTGTGATAGCAGAGATTTTGTATTCAATGCTGATAGAGAAGAAATGTTAAAAATTATGAAGTATAACGCAGATATGGTAAAAGAAGAAAAGGAGCCTACTATCTTTCATAGTGAGAACGGAAAACTTTACACATATTTGCAGACTTCCAGATATCAAACTTTTGACGAGATTGAAACGGAAAATCTTGTAATGGACGAGGACTTATTTATTGGATTCAATTCACATTATCTTGTGGATGTATTATCAGTTATTGATTCAGAGAATCCGGTATTTAGAGGAAGCAAAAGAAATGCTCCAATGTACATTGATGGAAATGAGTACAATTTCTTGATTCTTCCGATCAATATTGCTGAAGAAAGTTATATTATAAATTTTAGAACACAACTTGATAGAGCAGCTTAACGGCTGCTTTATCTTTTGAAAGGAGGCATTACTATGGAAGAAATTAAAACAAAACTAATTGAATCGTTATTAAAAACTATTACATATGATGACATGACGTTAGAACAGGAACGTCTCGTAGTTGAATATGAAACGGAAAAATTAAAGCCTAAAGTGGATGATCTAAAGCGTACAATGTCTAAAGAGCAGTTAGAAGAAACCATACACGAATGGTGGTTAGATTATCAGATTGCAGACGAAACAGAAAATAATCTGATTGCCTATATCCAGTAACACAATAAAAGAACGCTTTGTATGGAGGATATAGTAAGTTATGTATGGGAAACTTTTCATAGCTGATTCGTGTGCAATAAGCGATTCTAATTGAAATACAGATTTTTAGAGAAGGAAATAACATGGACACACAGAAAATTGCGAAAATATTATATAATCTGTCTTTAGATATGGATTATGCGGACTCTTTAGAATACAAAGATGAAGAAGTAAAGTGTATCACAGAAGAACTGGAAATTTTAAAACAAAATGAATGTTTCAGTACGCTGCAAATGTTGGAAATGATCGCATTGAAAAATGAAGATATGGAACATTGGAAAGAGGGAAAATAGTATGTCATTAAGAGGATATCTAAAAGAACTGAAAATTGATCAGATTGAAGATGATACAGAATTTTGTGATAAGGAATACAATGCGATAATGGACTATTGCACAGAACGGAAATTCTTAATCACAGATGCTGATTTAGCATGTATCGTTAATCGTGGTCTGAACGATAGCTTTGAATACAGGCGTGCAGAATATATCGAGAATTTGTGGTTAGAATTCGGAGACGTTCCAATGAATCCTGAAACAGAATGTATTGAGGAAGAGTGGAACGGATTTGCCGCAGGAACACACCGAGAGGAAATTTGGGAGTGGTTTGAAGAAACTTATGGTGTTAGTGTCGGAAAAGATTTGATGGGATTATAGGAGGAAATGATTATGGCAAAATATATTGTAGATTATTATGAAACATATAGCAAATCATATGAAGTAGAAGCAAATAGTAAAGAAGAAGCGGAAGAGATTGTAGAGAATGATATTTTTGAAGGACGTAGACAAGCACCATATAATTGTACAAATTCATGGTTCGAAACAAATGAAATGAATGAGTTTTCATATCTAGTAGACGGTGTAACTTCTTGTTGTGGTTATGATTTTGGAACAGATATGGATAAAGTAAAATTCTGTCCTATATGCGGAACAGAATTAAAAATAAAATAATAATAGGAAATCAGGATTTTGTTAAGCGAAAAACATTGATAGGAAAAATAAAGATTATGAAATATAATGATGCAAAAAAATTACATAATGGAGACGAGATAGTCATCAAGGAAACAAATGAAATACTAACAGTATTGCGAGCTTATCAACCGAGACCGCTAAATGATATTGCCAGGAAGGTTATTTTAGTTGAATGTGATGATGGAAACACATATCATCATCGGAATATAAAATAAAATCGGAATTTTATGGAGGAAAATGGAGGTTGATTAAATGAAAGATTTTTTAGAAAAGAGATTTAAACACAGAACATGGTTCAAGGGGGGAGTTGCAGTTGGTTTTGCATTAGACTATTTTGCCAAAATAAGTGATTTTTATCTTAATAAAAAACCGGCATTAAAGCAGTCAGGAAACCTTTTGGATGCAATTGTATATGATGATACAATTACAGATGGAAGATGTTTCTATAGACTATCAGAAGAAGAGAAAAAGTATTATTTAGAGCGAAAAGAGTATTGGAAAGAGCAAAGAAAGTTAGAACATGAAAAATGGTTGAATACAAAAATTGATAAGGAAAAAGAATTATCAAGTTATTTATGTTGTAATTCCAATTACGATGTAAAAGAAGCAGAGAAACAGTTATGTTATGCAACAGAAGATGATGATAAAGAACGTATTAAGTATTGGAAAAATCAAGTAGAAATTAGATTGAAAAAGCATAATTTCATTGATAGTTTTATTAACAAATTCTTTGATAAAGTTATCACAAATAAAGACTTTATGGAATTTAAAGACAGATTAAAAATGGAATTGGAAACAATTTAGACTTAGAACTCGTATTTCAAGAAAAGAGGTTTATATAGTATGAGAAAAGAAATTTCAAGCATTTTTAAAGAATGGAAGAAAGAAGCAGGAGTAAAAGGAGTGATTCTCCTTGGAGTATTTCCAGGATTAAGAGATACAATTAAGGTTTGCACAGATAAACCTGGATTTATGATCGGAAAAGGCGGAAGTTTGTTAGATAAATATAAGAAAAAATTAAAAGAATACAATCCTAGTTTAGAGAATATTGAGTTTATAGAAACAGATTCTTGGTATATTAAATAAAAGTTATATTTCAAAAGAGGTAATACACATGAAAATAGAAAAAATAATTTGTGATTGCTGCGGAGAAGAAATTCCAAAAGTAAAAAAGAAAGATATCTTTGGAATTGAAAGAGAATATTATCGCATGGGAAAATTAAATTATGGAGAACCATTTACAGACATTAACTGTCAGAACTTAGGGCTAGATCTGTGCGAAAGATGCGCCGGAAATATCAGTTTGGAAATGTATAAAAGAAGAATGGAATTGATAAATAACAGATAAAAGTCGCATTTTGTTTTAAAGATTTGAGGAAGAATGTTATGGATGAATTAAAATTAGCTTATTTGGCTGGAGTAAAGGTTGGAATAGAATCTTTAGTTGAAGGATTGAAAATAACAGCAGAAAAAAACGGAAATCAGTTACCTATCGAATTTGTTAAATTGGTTGCTGAAAATACTATCACTGATGTTGAACTAAAACTAACGTCAATGGAGAATGGAAAAGGATTACTGGATGTGTTAGATAATAAATAATTGGAGGTAAATATTATGGGTGGAATTATTTTTGGGTTGATTGTTATTATTGGTGGAGCATTATTTTCATTTGCTGAAAATCAAAAGACAAAGAATATGACAGAAGATGAACGCTGGGAATATGAGTGGAGAAAGATCAATAAAAGAAGATAATTATGTGTAGTTAGAAGTCATCAGATTATCCTGGTGACTTTTATAGTATCCATAAGAAGAGACAATCTGATTTTTTCGGATTGTTTTTTTTATTGCAGAAAAGGAGAAGGTAATGGATAGAAGAAATAATATGGAGTATTTTTTTAAGAAGCAAAGCAGAAAGACGAAAGAGAGAATAAGAGATATGGAGAATTCAACTTGGAATAATTATAAGTTATCATGCGATGATGATAATAGTATTCCAGGAATAAAATCAGAAGGAGTTCTTCATGGGTGGAAATTTTAAAAATTTTAAAGTAGGTGGTGTTGTATATATGCAAGAACTTAGTAGAGAAGATATTCCTGTAGGAGAATATGAGAAATTATGTCATAAGAGTGTATACGAATATTTGACAAGGAACAATGAACCAGATGAACAGAGATATTATAGGACAGATGATGGGGAATTATGGGAAATCAGTCATTTTGAAAATGAAAAATCAGAAGAATTTGGCGAAAGAATGGATGTATTAGAGTATTTGAGTAACAAATTGGATCTGGCAGAAGCATTTGGTGTATTATAGAGGATGGAATAAGTATGTGTTATAAAGTTGAAAAGCAAAGAAAAATTGAACAAAAATTAGCTGAAGAATTAAAAAATGTTCCAGATTTTATCGCAGACTTTTTTGACAGATATAAATCATCAGCTACAAAAAAGATTAATTGGATCTATATTAGAGACATGCTTAATTGGATGTTATCAAATGGATGTATCAAGAAGGACAGTATTTCATGCATAACAGTAAAAGATATGAACAACATCACGAGTAATAATGTGATTAAATATCTTAATGAGTTGAAGAATGGTATATTAGGCAGATCTAACTCGCTGGATTCAATCAATACTAAGAAAAATGTATTTAGTGCATTTTGGAATTATTTAAGACAGAACAAATGCGTAGATGAGAATGTTATTGCTCATATACCCAGTAATTTGTACAAATCAGAGAAAAAATTTAAAGAAGTAGAAATTCCAACAGATGAAGAAGTGGAAGAATTCTTAAAAAGGGTTAATGATGGAAACAAGAATGAATTTAATGTTATCAGAAATATTGCGATTGTACAATTAATAAAAGGAAGCGGTATTCGATCAGAAGAACTAATTAATATGGATATTAATGATTTATATTTATATGAAGAAGATCGCCCATATATGATGGTTTTGGGTAAAGGAAATATAGAGATATATGACAAAGTATATATGTCAAAACGTGCAAAAATATATCTTGAAGAATATTTGACCATGCGAGATATTTTTATTAGAGAACGAGAAATAACTAATAAGGCACTATTTCTTTCGAACGAAAACAAGAGAATGAGTAAAGGGGCAATAACAAGTTTTTTTAAACGATATTCTGATGGGAGAATATATCCACATATGCTTAGACATTGGGTTGGAACAGATCTATATAATAGAACTAACAACATTGTGCTTGTGCAAAGACAATTAAGGCACAAGAATTTGGAAACCGCAGCTAGATATTATGTACACATGGATGAGTCTACAATTGCAAATGCTGTACTTGATTTGTAATATGTGTTAAAATAATATGCAATGGAGGAATAAAATTGAGAGGAAAATATATTGGAAGAGACGGAAGTATGGGGTTTCGTACAGGACAAACATATGAGATAAGCACAGAACTTACTAAAATCTACAGAGATAAGAAAAAGGTTGATGTGATCATGGTGCGTAGTGGGAAATTGTTTTGTCCATATGATTCTGTGGAAAGCATCTTGGAAAATTGGATTTTGGAGAAAATGTGATGGAAATTTTCATAAATGAACCAGTAGAATACAACTGGACAGAGAATGATATTATAGAAGAATTTGAGAAGTATAAAGATAAGAAGAAAGTGGCAAAGATATATGGAGTTACAGTGCAGCAAGTAACAGAAATTTTGGCAGGAAAATAGAACAACATGAATAATAATATTTTCGAAATAATGCATAAAGATAGAAGAGTTGCAAGAATTGATTATTCTTCTGGTAGATGTAAAATATATTATTATATGATGAATATTGTTGACTATCTTGTAGGAAATACCGATCGTCACTGGGGAAACGGGGGGTAGTAAACAATGCAAACAACAAGCCAGTTTCGCTTCATCCTCTGATGGATTTTAATAAGACGTTTAACGCATATGATAAAGTAGATGGATCGAATTGTCAAACTTGTTTTAGGAAAAGAGTTAGTCAGAAGGATGCTGCATTAGAAGCTGTTGGGAAAATTGGATTGAATCAAATAAAAGAAGTAAAACGTGACTGGTTTCAGTATTTTCCGGAATATATCGATATGTTTTATGAGCGATTAGAAATATTAAATGGTTTGAATGATTGATTTCAAGCGAGGGGAATTATGAAGGAACAAAAAATATGCCCGTTTTGTGGCTCAGAAAAAGGATATTACATGACGGAAGTTGTTCGTAGGGATTTGCTTTTTGATTACAATGATGAGCCATGTGGAGCCACTGAGGATGTTGCAGAATTTTGTAGTAAAAGGCGAAGGTGCATAGACTGTGATAAAATACTTCCGAAAAAGATGTTTATTAAAGTAAAAGAAATGGAAGAAATGTAGGATTGATTATTATGGAAGAATATAAAGGAGATATTATGATTGAATATAAAGAAATAGAAAGAACAGTAGAGAAACAGGGAACTTCTTTGGGAAGAGAAACATTTAAACATCCTGCGTTTGGAATGATTGGGTTTTCAAGAGTAAGTGGTGGAGAAAACACACTATTTGGAAGTAGTATTAAACATAATGATAGAATTGTTATGACATTAAAACATGGAGAACAGGATAGACATTTACATGATGATTGGTATTATGGTCGTGGTTTAATAACAGAGGTAGAAATGAGTTATTCTCAATTCGCAGAATGTATTACTGCAATGAATGTTGGAGACGGGGTTCCATGTACAATCAGGTACACTGAGAAAGATGGGCATATACCGGCAATTGCAGAGAATAATTCAAAGAGAGAGAAGTTTAGAAATGAGTTTTCTGATACAATTTTAAAAGCAATGGAACAGGTGCAGGATCAGATAAACGAGATTCAAAAATCATTAGATGACAAAAAGAGTTTAGGTGTAAAAGACAGAAAAGAAATGATATCTAAATTGCAACAAGTAAAATATAATATTGGAAGTAATTTAGATTTTTGTGTTGAACAGTTTGACGAACAGATGGAAAAGACAACATTAGAGGCAAAAGGAGAAATTGAAGCATTTTGTCAGAATAAGATCAACAGTATTGCTCAAGCTGCTTTGGTCGAGAATAGAGAAAAGATTGTTGAATTAGAAAATCCAGTTGAAATCTAAGTTTCATCTTGAGAAAGGAGTGAAGTGAGTGGTTAAATATAGACCGCATAGAGGTATGTTGAGTGAATCAATAGATGGAGCAAAGGAATTCGATACCATTGATCAGATGTACGATTATATCTTGAATGATTGGAATACTGGGTATGATTTCTTTGATCGAGAGGACTTGAGTATTTCGGAAGATTTCGGAAGAGACGAGAGAATCAACTGGAAAGAACTGCGGTATGTATGTACTAAAAGGTTTGGAAAAGATATATATGATGTACCTCAATGTATTGGGTATTGCAGCATAGAGTAAAATAGTTTTATTGGAGGAGTGTAATTGCAGTATAAAATAGCAGATGCTAATCATCCTAGAATGGGATTAGGAAATAAATTATGTATTAACCCAAAATATTGGTGCAGATCACATCAAGTATGGTTATCTGAAAATGATGTAAAGAAAAAAGAATGCTTTCATAAACCAACGATTGATATGATTTCTTATGAAAAATGTAGGTGCCTGGAGAAAGCAGATTATTATTCAGAACTCAAAAAAAGAGGCTGGGAAAGACAAGTTTGTTAATGATGGTAATGGACGGAGGGAATATAATGTTGAAATACAGAGAATTTCTCGATTTGACTGATGAGGAAATTGAATTCATTATAAAAGAAATTTTTCCATATACAAGATGTGTAAACAATATTGAAAGAGACAAAGAATCGAATCAAATATCTTGCGACATTTATATAATGGAAGAATACCCCGAATTTGGTGATACACTGGATTTATCATTAAATGGAATAGATACCCATGATTTTGTATTAACATCGAAAGAATTATTGAAATGGAAACAATTTCTATTGGCAAAAGGTTGTGATTATAGACTAAAAGATAATCCGTATATGGAAGAATGTTAGATAAAAATTATTTAAAAATATAAAAAGGTTGGTGATTTTGTATGGTAAAGAAATGTTTACTTAAAAGATTTGGGATTTTAGAAGTAAATAAATATGTTGCGTATAGAGTACATCCTAATCCAGATTTATTATATATTTACTTCTATGACGATTGGCATACCGTTCCAAAGGAGGATGTCGAAATTATCAACATATAAATATAAATAGAATTTAACTTTCATCCGGGAGGTGTAAATGTTATGAGAAAAGTAATTTTAGAACCGCACAAAGAAAAGTCAAACTTATGGTGTTGGAATGTGTTGCAGTACAGTGAAAGCCAAGATACATGGTATAGCATTGGTTCCGGGATAGAAGTAAATTGGGACATAGCAGTTAGAAAGGCTAAAGAAACAATTCAGATGTAAGAATATATGTAAAGACGATACTTATTTTGTATCGTCTTTTTTATTGGCTTCATGCAACTTGTAATAATATAAAAGAAGTCTATTTAACGCTGGATCGTCAGATTTGAATAAATCAGTTGGAGTACATTCTAGTGCGATACATATTCTTTCTAGTGTATCAAAATTGATTTTGCTTGTGTCTCCATCATAAAGTTTACAAGCAGCAGGATATCCGACTCCGATTGCTTTTGCAAACTGGTTTTTATTTTTGAATTTTTTATCTACTAAATCTTTGATCTCTAAACGCATGTATTCACCGCCTATTCATTATATATTCTTTACAGTATATAGTTTAGCATATATTCTTGAGAAAATAAATATATTTTACAGAATATACTCTTGACAATATACTGTAAAGAGTATATACTTATAACAACGAAAGAGAGAAGTACATGGATTCAAAAGAAAGGAGGATGCGTCATGAATGTAAGACAGTTTGATATCGTTATGGTTGATTTCGGAGATAATCCGATAGGACATGAGCAAGGTGGGAAAAGACCAGCAATTGTAATACAGAACGATATCGGAAATCATCATGCTGCTACTACATTGGTTATGCCATTTAGTACAAAATTAAAAAATCCAAATCAGCCAACGCATACTCTGATTAAAAGAGGTAGAGGAACTGGTTTGGTAAAAGATTCTATTGTTTTGGCAGAATGCTTAAAACAAATTTCAGAATTAAGAATTATAAAATACCTCGGCAAATTGACAGATATAGAAGACAAACGAGAAATTAGAAGGGTTTATGAAGCAAACCCAATGTGGGGAGATGATTTAAAATGAGATATGTATTAATGGATATTGATGAAGCAGTGAAATATTGTAAAGGAAAAAAAGTCTTAGTTGCGGAACAGGACTTAGAAAGTGAAAATGAAGTAATAGGATTTGAAAGAAAAACTTTTCAGGAATGCAAGGAAATCATAGAAAGATCTGAAACTATTGCAAAGATATGTGATGACTTTCTTAATCAATTAAGAGTTTTTTCTGAAAAGCAAGAAGATGTAATAAGCATTCGTCCCATTGGAACTATGAGTACAATATTAGTTCATGATCCGTTTCCAGATTCAGAAGAGCAAGAAAAAGAACAAAAAACGAACAAACGTTCTGGTAACTATTGACAAGAACAAATGTTTGTGATAATATATTTTTTGTAAACACAACAAAAGAAGAGCCGGACTTCCATCAACGGTGCGCCAACACCTCCGGTTCCGACTCTTCTAAAAACACACACGCATTTCCCAAAATGGGAGTGCTAAGAACAGCTTTACGCTATCCCTACTATTATAATACATATTTTTCTTAAAGTAGTCAAGCGTATCAGCTAAAAATTCCAAATATTGGAAAACTGAATATTGAAATTTACTTTTTATTCGTGTAGAAAAGTTTCTAAACGTTTATTTCTGATGCATTTTTTTAGAAAATCATGTCAAATGTAGAGAATAACGTAATGAAAAGTAAAAAAGGAAAGGGTGATTAAAATGAATTGTGTCGTGACTAACGACAAATTGTACATCAGGTTAAACTCTGAAGGGTCTCCTGTTACTTGTTCTAAAAGTAATGCTCAGGTTTTTGAAAAAGATAAAGCTGAGAACATACAGAAAAATCTTCCCAAAGTATTGAAGAATTTTCATTTTAGAGTAAAACCTATTTCAAAGTCTGATCAGGAAGTTATTCAGAACAAAACGGATTCAGATAGTGTACAAACAGAACAGAAGAAGTACATAAAAAAAGACTCATACATTCCTTGTGATGAAGTTGTACAGTGGATTGAAAAATCAAAACAGTGTAGCGAATTTGTGGAAGAGGCTACGAGAAGAAGAACAGTATTACATAAAAAATTGGCAAATATTGATCGTGAATTGTCAAACTGTATGCATCAGATAGAATTAGAAAAATGGAAATCTGGTTGTGATGGATACAAACTTTACAAGAGAGAAAAAGAAATTTTAGAAAAGAGACGACAGATTAAAGATGAGTTGATAATCATTCAATCTGTTCTGGACAACACGAAATGTTCTGTTGTAATTAAGAATATTGAAAAGACATTCAATCGACTTGGAACTAGGCGGTTTGAAGTAAGAATTGTGGAAGAAAATGATTTCTTTGATGAATTACAACCTGATTCATAGTAATAAGAGAATCAGGTTGTATGAAACTACTTATCGTCATTGATAAATTTGACTACATCCTCAATTTTACAATCGAAATATTTACAGATTGTATCAAGAGTGGACATAGAAATATATTCGTCTTTACCGATTTTGGCTAATGTAGCCATACTTATTCCGGTTTCCAAACGAAATTGAGTTTTGCTTAAATCATTATCAATAAGTAGCTTTAGCAAAGGTTTGTATGAAAACATATTACACCTCCTAATATTTAGATTATAACATTATATATTCATATGTCAATGAAAGAATATTCAGATATGTGAATATATTTATTGACAAATATTTAGATATAGTGTATGGTGTATTCATAAATACGAATATAAAAATCAAATACCTAAATATTTTTGTGTGAGAGGTTTATAAAGATGGACAAGAATAAAATTCTCGAAGACTATATCGGAAATGATATGAAGAAAATTCGTAAGATTTGCAAAAAGATTATTTCAAAAACAAATATTCCAGATGGATATCTCGAAGAATACTATGACAAAGCAGTTGATGTTTTAATGGAAAGTATGAACACCTATGATGAATCAAGAGATTGCAAATTTAGCACATATTTTTATGGAAATCTTGTGAGAAGAACAGGAACATGGTTAAGAGATCGTATGAGATTTAAAAGGTGTAACCTTGAAACAGACAGTAAAGGAAAAATTAAAAGAGACGAAGACGGAAATCCGATAATCATTCCAGATATGTCCATCAATATGCAAATTGATTTAGACGAAGATTATACATTGGAAAACAGCATTGCTTCTGATTTTAACTTAGAAAAAGAAGTCGGTCTTTATATGAACGAAAGTGATGAAAGAGTAGAAGAGTTCTTGAACAGTCTACCTGATATTCATAGAAAATTTCTTGAGTTGAAAATGGAAGGATCTTCACATCAAGACATTTTGGATAAACTTCATATCAATGAGTGGAAATACAATGACATTTTAGCAAAAATAAAAATAAATGAAGGACTGTCTGTGTTTTTTAGAGAACCAGATATAGAAGATTTTAGGACGGAGGATAAAAAAATGCAAGAAACAATAATGGAAATTGGTGTTGCTGAAGAATATAGGATGGACAAATATTCTTTATCGTCATTATTAAAGAAGAAAGCAAACGGTGATATTAACTGCAAATATATTTTGCAAAGAAAAGCATTTCAATGGACAACAGAAGAAGTTAATAGATTTCTTGCAAGAATTTTAAGTGGTCTTCCTATTCCTGAAATAGTTATTTGTGACAAGGATAATAAAGAAACAAAAAAAAGTGTATCGTATTTAATAGATGGGCTTCAGAGGCTGTCTTATGCTGAGTCATTTAAGAAAAATAAAATCACAATAACAAAAAATGGGGCAGAGAGACATTTGATTCAATATAAAAAATATGAAGTAGATGAAAATGGAAATAGATTTTTGGATGACGAGGGTAATCCGGTGTTTCAATATGAAGTATTTGATATAGTTGGAAAAAAATATGAAAATCTTCCGGACGATTTAAAAGATAGATTTAAAGAGTTTAATATCAATGTCACAAGATTCTTCCATTGCACAGATCAGCAGATTGCAGATCACATCAGAGACTACAACAATCATTCTGCAATGAATAAAGAACAAAGTGGAATGACAAAAATTAGTCCACTTACAGGAGCAAAAATTAAGAGTATTTCCGAGAATAATAGATTTTTTAATAACTGCGGAAAATTCACAAAAGCAAATGTCATTAAAGGGAAAATTGATAGAGCTGTTACAGAAGCAATGATGTTGGTATTTTTTAAAGATAACTGGAAATCTGACTTAGGGAAAAATTATAAGTTTATTGATGAAAATGCAACTGATGAAAATTTTGAAACAATCAATTCATATTTAAATAGACTAGAGTGTGAAATTGGAGATGAAAATAAAGAATTGGATGATGTACTAACAGTATCTACAATTCCTTTTTGGTTAGGGGTCTATCATGAATTTGTAAAATATGGAATTGAAGATGTTAAATTTGTTGATTTTTTAATGGAGTATAACAGGACTTTAAAGTTCAAGGAGATTGATGGAGTTAGTATGGAAAGTTTTAAATTAACTCATGACACAAAAAGAAAAATAACAGTTCTGAATAAAATTGAACTTCTTACAAAACTCATGAAAGAATACTTACATATTGAAAAAGAGGAAGAAAGTTTTGTTGATGTAAAAGATAATAATGTAACTGAAGATGTTTCTGCAGAACAGAATACTTTGGAATTTATTAAAGAAAATGTAAAAGAAGATGTTATCGAAGATGATATCGAGTTTTATAAATCGCTGTTAGAAGACTGGTCTGTGGAAGTAGATAATTCATCAAAACTTCTCGATCCTGGAAATAATAATTCATTACTTGCCGTAATTGCATACAGCATTGAAAATGAACTTGATGAAGAAATTCCGGTATGGATGGTAAGTTTCTTCGAAAGAAACGATACATATATTAAAGATCAGAAAGAGAATTATACATATATGGTGAATGATCTTAGTGAATTCTTGAGACATAAATATGAACTTGCTGGATAAATGGAGGTGAATAATATATGGATAAAACATTTTGGAACATAATGCAAATTGGTGGATTAATTACATCGTGTTTAGCCGGCGCTAGATTATATGAAATTGGAGAAGATTCATTTTTCTATGGATTTGTATTGGGTATCGGAGCATTGATGTTTGCTGCAAAATATATGGGAGAGGAATAGGAAAGAGAGATGAAAAAATTTAACTGGGACGAATTTAAAAATAAAGATAATAAGATCGCAGTGCATTGTAAGACTGAGGAAGAAGCGAAAGACTTTTGCAAGAGAATGCATGAGCACGGGATGAAGTGGAGTTCGGGCAAAAGCTATATGGAAAAGACGAATTATAAAGAGTACGAAGGAGAAACGTGCTATGTAGGATTCGGAATGTTCTCATCGTATCGGTACTACAATAGCGAAGGATATGAAATCTTAGATTGGAGTGAGTAGCATGGAGGAACTAAAGAAATGCCCGTTTTGTGGTGGAGAAGCAATACTGAAAATCAATTACGGATTTGATGGAAAAGTTATATCAACTTTTGTGTACTGCAAAGAATGCGGAGTTGCAACACGAAATTGTGCTTTAGAAGCTACGGCTAGGGGAATGTGGAATAGGAGAGTGGAATAATGGAGAACGTACTAGAGAAGATTTTGGAAGAAATAAAGCAATATACAGAAGATGTATACGAATGCGATCTTGACGATATCGTTGAGTATCAAAGAAGAAACAGAGAGGATAACTGTACATATATTGTACAAGGAATTGAAGAAGCAACAGAGTTTATCCGTTCACACATGGACGAAATAAGAACATTAAAGAAGAAGCCAGTATGGGAAATGGATGTTATGCATCACGAATCTTATGATTTGGGAAGAAATGTTGGGTGGAATGAATGTTTAGAAACTATGCAGCGAAATACAAATAATAGTTGGATTCCGGTAGAGGAGAGGTTGCCGGAAGAAAAAGGATGGTATCAATGTACATGTTCTGACAAGGAGATCTGGAATGATGATATAGTTAGAGATTTATATTATTATCCAGGAATAAAAGAATTTGTAGATAACATTCGATATGAAACCAATGGGTTAAAAAATATTGAAAAATTTTTTTGGACAAAATATGTAACAGCGTGGCAACAGCAACCCAAACCATATAAAGCAAAGGAGAAATCGTAATGTCAGAAGATACAAAACAGCAGTTGCAAATTGTTCTTGATTTGCTGAGAAAATCATTGATAGATAACGGAGTTTCTATGGGGATATCAGGAAATAAAATTATGTTTTTTGATACAGATAAATATGTTGAAACAAGAAAGTTTGATGGATTTTCGGTAAGTATTGATAATTTAGTTAAGTAATGAAAGCAGAATTTCAAACGGAGAAATAATAGATGAATGAAGATGTAAAAACAGTAATGATAAGATGTGATGATAATATTGAAGCGCTTTTATTCCGGAAATATAAATATGACGGTGATTATGCATTTACCATAGAAGATGCATATTCAGGTGCAAATTACAGAGGAATTAGTGGAAGAATTAAAAGAGCATGGAAAGCCTTCTGGAATAAACCGGTGATTTATAATGGAATTTATTGTGGCGGCGAAGGAAGGGATAGAGTAAGAAATTTTCTGAAGGAATGCTTGGAATTGGTAGAAGGAGAATAGGGGATATGAAAACGATCTATATTGCAGATGATGGAAAACAGTTTGAAGATGAATATGAATGTAAAAATTATGAATTTGAGATACTTCATCCGAATTTGAAGACTATCAAATTCTATGATAGCGATGGTTTGGCTCTATTAAATGTTATGGATGAATACACATATGATATTTGCACTAAAGTTGTTGTACATTCAAATGAAGAAATAACGGATTTGCATGAAGTTGCTGATTACTTTGGATATTGCGGATATTTTGATATTACTGATGTAGGTGAATGGACTTATGATGAGGATACGGAAAAATTCAGAAAGGACGAAAACCTTACTTTTGTACAGGAGTTATCTGACAAATACTTAGAGATATTAAAAGAATATAGATCAATAAAATGTCAGGAATATGCGGATAATACACTATTAAAATTGTTGTCTGATTTAGGATATACAGATGTTGTAGAAGCATACAGAGAAGTTCCTAAATGGTATTCATGATTTTAAAATATGAAACTGTGATTTCAATCGAAGGGGAATTAAAATGAACGAGATTATTTTGAGAAAAAGGAAGCCAAACATAATCAATGTAGAGCATTGCTGTGAGATTACAGAATATTTAAATGACAATGTTAGATATAATTTTGGAGACGTACATCCATATTCGTTCTGTTATATATATGATTCAAGAAGTTTTTGTAATAACACAGTTGTAATACGTATGCCAGGATCAACAATTGGATGCATTCAGTTTGACGACGAAAATGTAATTACAGAATGTTGTATTTATGATGATGTAATATCTAAGAGTAGATGTTTTTCTGAAGACATCAATGAACGACTAAAACGGTTTGTTGGAAGAACATTGAAATTTCAAGAAGAGGTGAAAAAGTGAATTATTATATTAGTGATTTACATTTATTCCATAAGAATGTGACGAATGAAGGTTCTAATTTTGACAATAGACCATTTGATACATTGGAAGAAATGCATAAAGTGATTAAGGAAAATTGGAATTCGAAAATTACTAATGCGGATCATGTCTATATTTTAGGAGATTTGGCATGGAAGGAAAACGAAGATGCGATTAAACTTGTTAGTACATTGCGTGGTAATAAACATCTAATTCTTGGCAATCACGATAAAGCAACAGATCAAAGATATAAACAGTTATTTGTAGAAATAGCAAATTATAAAGAAGCGAAAGATATGATTGACGGAAAAGAGCATCATGTCGTAATGTCTCACTTTCCATTGGCTTTTTGGAATCATCAGCATCATTACAGAAGAGATGGAAAAGAGCATAAAGTGTGGTCTGTTCACTTATATGGGCACGTACATAATTCTATGGAAGAAGATTATTATCAAGAGTATATCAAAAAACTAAACAGTGAATATGAAATTAAGTGCGTAGCAAAAAATGTAGGGTGTATGTTGTGGAATTATACACCAGTAACATTGAAAGAAATTTTAGGCAGTAAAGGAGAATAAATTTATGAGAGCATTGCTAAGTCAACCAATGGCAGGAAAAACAGATGAAGAAATTGTAAATACAAGAGAAAAGGCAATTGAATATCTAAGAGATAGAGGATATGAAGTTGTGAATACTTTGTTTACAGACGAATGGTATTCAAAACAAGTGAATGAATGTAATATTACAAATAGAGGACTCTTCTTTTTAGCAAAATCTTTAGAGCAGATGTCGTTATGTAATATTGTTTATTTTTGCAAAGGGTGGGAAGATTACAGAGGATGTCGTATTGAACACGCTGCAGCAATCTCTTATGGATTGGATATTATTTACGAGGAGTAATTTTAATGGGTAGTTTTGGACTATATGGAATTCAAAATGTAAGTTTTGTAGATCTTAAAACTGGAAAGAAGATAAATATAGAAAATGCAGAAGTATCGACATTGAGCGAAAGCAAGGATGTTAATGAGCGGGAACCTACTGGTAAGCTGGATATTTCTAAAACACCACATTTTACATGTGAACTTACATATTTAAATAGGAAGGAACTCTTTTGGGCATTATATGGAATCACAAATAACTACAGAAGATTACATGGTGGACATGCATTGAGAGAAACAACCAGAAGAAGATACATAATGAAACATAAAAAATGAATGAATAAAAAAGACACACATCTCCGCGACCAAACTTCGATGTGTGTCTATAAACACAAATACATTGAATAATTTGGAATCCAATGCATTTATTATATTACATATCTTTACATGTTTAGTCAAGCATTGATTTCCAAATTGAGAAAATTAAATATAGATAGGGAGTGATTATTATAGGAGAGTACAAGCCAATTAACTTTGCATATTATGATCCGAGAACCAGCATTTTTAAATCTGGGAAAAGTGACAGAGAACGTGTTTCAGTTTATAAGTGTAGCAATTGCGAAAATTGTAATGCATATAAGAAAAAGAAATGCGTGATGCTGAATGGGATTTGGAGACATAGTTGTCCTTACGGCACAATTGAAAAGAAAGAAGGTTTTACAAAAGCAGCACGTAAATGCGGATATTTAGTAAGTGAATATAAGGAAAAATACGGAGATGTTGAATATGCGTTAAAATCATTAAATTTTGTATGTGAAATTGGAGATTATGTTTTTCTTGGATTACCGCATCTTAATGGATATAATAATCCAATTCGAAATAGTGATTTCTTTGTAGATGATGACATGATTAAAAAAGATGATTTTACACCTGAATTCATTGTAGAGCTTATTAAATATAAACCATATGCGCTCATGGGTGGAGTAATTTCTTCTTATCAGAAAGAATATGTTCCAAAGTTTTGTGATCAACTAAAAAGACTTATGCCTGACATATATAGAAAAGTATGTGAAATCTATCCGGAAATTGAACAGATAGTGGAGAATATTGATTATATAGGAAAGAGAGCAAAATTGATTACACTTCTTCCTGGAGAAGTTAAATTATCGACAGATGTTCTTGAATGGGATGGTGAATTATTACACGGAAAAGGTAAACAAATTTCATTTTGGAAACTAGGTGATGAAGAAGTATTCATCATCCCAAATGAAAATACAGTAGTAACAATTTGTGATAATTCGACAGTGACTGAAGAAACAGAATTTGAAGAATAAGAAGGAGAACAAGATGAAATGTCATAAATGTGGAAATACGAAAATAAAGGAAGAAGATAATTTTTGTATTGCATGTGGAGCAAAACTAAAAAAGACATGCAAATGCTGGGTATTAAAAAAAGACAACTACGATTGTGGGAAAAATAGTTGTCCAGGATACAAAATATTAATGAAAAGAGGTGCGGTAAATGAAATATAAAGTTGGTGATAAAGTTAAAATACGTACAGACCTAAGAACAGATACTAAATATGGTACGACTCAGGTCGTTGACGAAATGTGTACTTTATGCGGACAAGTTGTAACAATTAAAGAAATATATGCTAAAGATCAAAGTTATTTTATAGAAGAAGATAATGGCTGGTTTTGGACTGATGAAATGTTTGAAAGTCTTATAAAGACAACTAAACAACTAGGAAAAATTATTTTTGCAGAATATGGAATTTTAAAGGATTATTCAAAACAAATTGGGTTACAACTTGGTTTTTCTATCGGATGTAAAATGGTCGAAGATGGAGGAAAATATACAGTATTTATTGATTATGAAAATGACGAAAATATAGATCAAAAAAGCATAATTGCAGACTCGGTGAGAAATGTGCATCAGATTTTGAAAGACGCAAAAGTGAATTACGTATCAGAACTTATTAACAAGCCGGTTGAAGTAACCATAGAAGACAATACATTTAAAGACTTCAGGATTCTTACTGAAGTGTTATAACGAGGTGAGCGGAAATGAAAATATATCCTGATTGTGGATATTTTAATGAAGAAAAATATGACGAATATTCTCCTTATCCAGGGGAGTGTGAAGATTGCTACCGGTATGAGATATGCATGGAAACGAAAAGAAAGAAAAGCACAAAAAAGATATGGAGAAAATAAATGAGTGAATTATCAAATGAAAACTGGATTTCAATTAAAAAAGTTGGGTTACCTAAATTGGAAGAAATTTCAACAACCAATTTCAGTTCTATATATAAAAGTAAAGAAGTTCTAATTCAAACCAAACGAGGTGAGCGGTTTGTAGCATATTGTAGAAAAGAAATGTACGCGAACAAGGAATGGAAAAATGAAGTTTATTGGTTTGCATATGGAACAGGCGGCAGAAAAATGAAAGTAATTAGTAAAGTGATTGCTTGGATGGAATTACCGGACAAGTATGAAGGAGAATAAGAAATGAGCGTCGAATTTAATGAAGAAAAAGAGATTAAATTGATTAACAGTATTATACGAGAAGCTATTGTACATGGTTCTGATAAAGGAGGAGCATATGAAATTAATGAAGATGGTCTTAGAGAATCAGTTTCAGAATGGCTTGAGTATCATGATTTGTCTGAAAAATATACATTAAGAGAGTTTAGCGACGGATGGAATGTTATGAAACTTTGTAGAAATTTTGAAACATTGACGGATATTAAAAATATGACAGATTTAAGGAAATGGGAACTATGGGTAAAATCTTTTGGAATTAAATGTAGAATAGAAAATAACGATGCTCTTTCTTATAAATACTTATATGTGAACGGCATAAATTATTTGGTAAAAATTGTTTTTGATGGTGCAACAGAAATGTTCAAATATATCGACCAAGAAAATTATTAAATAGAAATTAAATCAGAAAGGATAAAAGTTAGGGTAGCTACTAAGGACATGTCACCTTTCTGGTGAAAAAAATTGAAATATATGGGAAGTAAATCTCGAATAGCTAAATACATTGTTCCGATTATTCAGAAATATATAGATGAAAACAATATTGAGTATTACATAGAGCCGTTTTGCGGTGGATTAAATGTTATAGATAAAATTAAGTGTAATCATAAAATTGCTGCTGACAAACACAAATACCTTATTGCTCTATTTGATAATCTTGATAAGATTGATTCACTTCCAGAGTTTGTTACAAAAGAACACTATTCAGAAGTAAGAAACAGTTTCAATAAAAGAGATAGAAAGTTTGAAGATTGGTATATTGGAGCTATAGGGTTTTTGGCGAGTTATAATGGAAGGTTTTTTGATGGTGGATATGCAGGATTAGTAGATACAAAATCAGGTATAACAAGAAATTATTATGATGAAGCAAAGAGAAATTTATTAGCACAGAGAGATGATATTAAAAACATTTCATTTATTAATTATGATTATAATTTTTGGTATGTTAATGGAGTAGAATATGAAAATACTTTGTTTTACTGTGATCCACCATATCAAAATGTAAAACAATATGGTATAAGTAAGAATTTTAATCATGATGAATTTTGGAAATGGTGTAGAAAATTAAGCAAGAAAAATATTGTTCTTATCAGCGAACAAAACGCACCGCAAGATTTTGAATGTATTTGGGAACAGGAAGTTAATAGAACGATAGACAATAACAAAAGAGTTAAAGCCACAGAAAAATTATTCAAATGGAATGGCGGTGTTTCCCATGAGTAGCATTAGTTTACAATGTGGAGATTGCCTTGAACTAATGAATAACATTTCTGATAAATCAGTAGATTGCATTGTTACAGATCTTCCATACCAACAAACTTCCAGAAACAAATGGGATGTAATTATCCCATTTGAACCATTGTGGGAACAGTATAAAAGAATTGCAAAAGACAATGCTGCAATTATCTTATTTGCAAATGGCATGTTTACTGCAGAACTGATGATGAGTAACAAACAAATGTGGAGATACAATTTGATTTGGGAGAAGACACAACCAACAGGGTTTCTAAATGCTAAGAAAATGCCTTTAAGAAGTCATGAAGATATTTGTATTTTTTATAAAAAAACCTCCTGTATACAATCCTCAAAAAACAACTGGACATGTTAGAAAGTGAGTAAAGCAGAACATAAGGTTGGATGTAAGAATACAACAGATTATGGAGAACATGGACTAACTACATACGATAGCACAGAAAGATATCCGAGATCTGTATGGAAATTTGCAAAGGATGTTCAAAAATCAGCTTTACATCCAACGCAAAAACCATTGGCATTGATAGAAGAATTGATTAAAACTTATACTAATGAAGGAGATTTGGTTTTGGATAGTTGTATTGGTTCCGGTACAACTGGATTAGCTTGTAAGAATTTAAATAGAAGATTTATAGGCATTGAAAAAGATGAGAAGTATTTTGAAATAGCGAAAGAAAGAATAGGAATATAAATATGGATGTTATAACAATAAATACGGACTGTCAAGAAGATTATGAACGAAAAGTGAGATCATTTTTAGAATATGGATATGAGTTAAAATCATGCTCATGTGGCTATTATGGTATCTCAGGTGACAATTGCTTTCCTTATTGGATGGCAATTTTGATAAAAGTATAAAGAATGAATTGTCTGTTTCATGAGGTGAAAAATAAAATGAAAAGTTACAAAGAAGAGTATTTAAAAGTATTAGACGCACTGATAGAAGTACAGCAGATTCTAGAAGAAAATGGATTTGATAAAGGGATGTATAACAGTGACTTGTCAGAATTATATGCTCTAACGAAGAAGCTATTGAGTATTGCATATAAATACAAAAAATGGAACATTGATAAAAATGTTATGGCGTATAAAGGTTTTACAGAAATTGAATATGGAATAGGAATTCTCAGATTTAAAAATATTACAAATTATGGTGATATTGACGAGGAAGAATTATTAAAAATATCTTTCCCAACTGGAGGTTATATTTTTGGCGATTATTATGATGTTGAATATTTTGAAGAGTTTTATAAAGAGCTACATAATGTAAAACCTAAATACGAAGACGTGTTGAATCACGCATTGTATTATTCAGTGGATAATGGAGATGAGGCATATGATCATTATAAAAACACATATGATAAGTTTTTAAAAAATTATGCCACCAGAAGAAAACAGATGCAGATTAAAGAATTGGAAGAACAGATTAGTAAACTGAAAGAAGAATAACATGACTGATAAAAGACGATTTTCAAATAGTGGATTGAGGTAATTTTTGTTTTGAAAAGGATAGAAAAAAATATTGTTAGTTCTGAAGTGTTTTATGAGTTATCAGAGAAGGAATTTAAAGAAATAAAAGCGGAAGCAAGAGCCGCAGGCAGAGAAGATGTTGCAGAATATATTTTTTACGCACTCTCAAATTATGTTTATGAATTAAATATCGGAGGAGTCGATAGTTTTATACATGAGTTAATACCGTTTTTGAAAAGAAAATCAGATGGTATTAGAAATAATGGAGTATATGATTTTTTCGAATGGTGTAAAAGGAGAGAAGAAGATGAAATTTAAAGGAGACATTATTATTGCAGATCCGTGTTATATCTGTAAAAAAAAGGAAGAAGTAGAAAAATTTCCTAGAGCAAAAGATTATTTTTCTCATAGTAAAAAGAAAGATTATCCAGATTACAGAAAAATGTCGGATGAAGAAATTAAAGCGTTAGAAGAAGATACTGGTTTTCCAGAAGAGTTTTTATTAGAAGAATGGATTCATAAATCTGAACAGTATGAAGAAGAGAATAAAAGATATGAAGCAGCCATTCAGGAATATAGAAAAAATAATGTTGATGATTGGGAACTATGCAACTATGGAGAAGACATGGAAGAGTTAGGGATTAAAAACTATATTTGTAGAGACACATTGTATGGTGATTGGTCTTGCACTACTTACAATTCTGATACGCATGAAAAGATCGGAGAGTTCTGCGCGGATGCTGGGATGGTAGGAGTATTTTTACTTGATGAAGTTTTAAAGTATAATCCAGATTTTAATTATCATATTGAACGTCCGTGGACAACAACACTGATTAAAGATTTTGACGGAGAAATTGATTTTGAAATTATCCATACAGAGGGTGTCTATGAAGACGATACAGAGTTCCACAGTAAGGGTGAAAAGTGGGAAGATGATTCTGTAAGTGTTATTGGAAGAGGAAATATTAATTTTGAAACAAAACAAACAGGATTTTAGAAAAGGAAAAATTTTATGTATAAAGTAGTATTTGATATTCTACTTGTCATTTTATCGATTATTAATGCAGTAATTCAAAAGGATAAAGCATCAAAAATATGGAAGAGTGTATGGATTGTACTTTGGTCTTTAGTTACAATTCATGATTTGATTTCGTTATTGTAAGAAGAGAGAATAATATATTGGCGGTCGCGAACGTCATTTGAAATATATTTTTTATCCTTATTTTCTACCATTTACCTCTATATAAGAGGTGTGTACACACATTCTACCTAGGATTGCTCATTTATCCTTTCTTAAATATCTATGTAATCAGACCATTTGCAACTAATCTGATTCAAATGAAAAATATAATTCAGATAAACAGTGGGAACTGGTAAATTTTTGTGAATTTGATAAGTATGCAACAAAGAGCTACTGTGCAATTCACGATGTATATGAAAGTAAAAATCTTGGTGATATCACAAAGGTCGATGAAACTGAATTAGATGATTTTAATATGATTTGTGGAGGATCGCCGTGCCAGGATTTTTCAGTAGCCGGAAAACAAAAAGGTTCTGTATGGACTTGTAAAGAGTGTGGGCATGAATATAATCCATTAATAGTTCATTGGAATGAGAGAGATAAATGTCCAAATTGCGGAAGTGAAAATATTGATAAAACAAGGTCGTCTCTTCTTGTAGAGTATTTACGAGTAGTCAGAGCAAATAAACCTAATTTTGGAATTTATGAGAATGTAAAAAATATTGTTGGGAAACAGTTTAAAGATACAACTTTTAAATTATTTACTGATGAATTAGAGGAATATGGATATAACGTATATTGGAAGGTTCTGAATGCTAAAAATTATGGAATTCCACAGAACAGAGAACGTGTGTATCTGTTATTTATTAAAAAGGATTTGGATAATGGGAAGTTTAAATTCCCGGAACCTTTTGATAATGGTCTGAGATTAAAAGATTTATTAGAAGATGAAGTCGATGATAAATTTTATATTTCTGATGAGAAAGTTGAAAGATTTATTACAAATTTAAATGACAAAAATTCTTTATTATATGATCCATGCCAAGTGAAAAGAGAAGGAAAGAGCAGAGAATATTCTGAATATGCACCAACATTAACTTCGAGAGATTATAAAGATCCAAGATTAGTAAATGAAAATGTTGTAAGACAAGTTGGAAACATTTCCGATTGTAATGGAGCATGGGACAATCCGCAAGTAGGGAGAGTTTATGATGTAAGTGGTTGCAGCCCAACATTGAATACATGTAGTGGTGGTGGTCATGAACCGAAGGTTATTACAGGAATTGATAAGTCATATAACAATCCAAAATTCATTGAAACGGCAAATTGTATTACCTCACGAGAAGATCGTGGTATTTCAAATAGGAAGTCTGAATGTACAGCAGTTTTAAAAATTGGAAATATCAACCCATCAGGTAATGGTATGAACGGGTCTGTTTATTCAGAGGAAGGATTATCACCAACACTAACTACAAACAAAGGCGAAGGAAATAAAGTTGCAATCAAGCAAGCAACTAAACAGGGGTATATCGAATGTGAAGTTGGTGGCGTTGCAGATTTGTCTTATCCTGATAGTAAAACTAGAAGAGGTAGAGTTCAGGATAATGGGAATATTAGTCCGACTATTACTGCAACAGAAACAGGTATTTGTAGGATTGAATCTCCAATCAGAATTCGTAAGCTAACTCCAAAGGAGTGTTTTAGGCTTATGGGATTTTCTGATGAAAATTTTGATGCAGCACAGAAAGTAGGGATTTCAAACAGTCAATTATACAAGCAGGCTGGTAATTCAATTGTAGTAGATGTTCTTTATTACATATATGTAGAGCTTTATAAAGCTATGCCTTATTTGTTTGACAATTTGAAATTGAGTAGTTTTTTCTCAGGTATTGGCGCATTTGAGATTGCACTTGATAGATTGTATAAAGGCATCAATTCTGGAAATTTTATGAATCCGCAGACAGAGTAAAATCTGTTTGTGGAGAAAATAGAATTTTTGATTTATCAAATATTTGTATAAATGATAAAGGAAAAATAAATAAAAAGCCACAAATAACATATGAATATGCACCTACTATTGTTGCTGAATTTCATGAGGATTTACCAAAAGTTATAGATGTATATTGTCTGAAGTATCAGAGAACTGAATATGCAAAAAAGATTAGAAAAGAATACGAAGCAGGTAAAATCAAAGAACGTAGATGCAATATGAGAGAATATACATTTAGGACAGATGGATGCAGCAATACAATAACAACAGTTCAAAAAGATAATTATATTGCAGAGATAAATAAATAAAACTCACGTTTCAAATGGAGGGAGGCTATAAAGTTGTCAGAAGTTCTTTGGTTGAAGGACAAGTTTTTTTTGAGTATGAACCTGATGAATGGGATATTATTGTAAGCAACCCACCATTTAGTATTAAAGATAAAATTTTAGAACGATTGTATTCATTTAACAACCCATTTGCAATTCTATTACCTCTGAATTCTTTACAAGGAAAATCAAGATTTAAATATTTCGAGAGAGGTATCCAACTTTTAAGTTTTGATGCAAGAGTTTGCTATCATAATAAGGAGAGTCTTGACAAAGTGGTAAATGGAAGTCCTTTTGCAAGCGCGTATTTTTGTAGAGATTTGTTGCCAAAAGATTTGATTATTGAGAAGTTAAATGAATATAAAAGACCGTTAATAGAGAATGTCTAAACAGATGAAAGAATAGTTTCGTTCAAAATGAGGTGATAGTATGACAGATTATCAGAGGCAGTTAGTAACTGACAATCATAATTTGATCTATAGATTTTTACAGAAAGAAAAATTAAATATGGAAGATTGGTATGATTTGGCTGCAATTGGAATGTGTAAAGCAGCGAAAACATTTAATGAAGGAACGTCCAAATTTTCTACATATGCATTCAAATGTATGTTTAATGAAGTGTATAGCGAAAAGAAAAAAGAGTTACGTCAAAGGACAATTCCAAAAAATGAGATTCTATATTATAACACAGAGTATGAGAACGAATCCGGAAACAAGGTAGAATTTATTGACAAAATACAATCAGATCAAAATGTTGAGAACGATTGTATTCATAAAATTGCTCTTCGAAATGCATTTAATAAAATGAAAGAAAGACATAAACCTATCATCTCATTATTTTTACAAGGATATAAACAAGTGGAAATAATGAAAATTGCTGGATGTTCTCAGCCACATGTTTCGAGAGTAATGAAGAAATTTGTAGATGAATATGCGAGATGTTGAGATAGAAGGAGAATCAATTTATGCCAATAGTAAGAAGTGTAGATAGTGTACATATTGAATATACAATTCCATCAGATATTAAAATTTTGATCACAGATGATTTTTTGAATGAATTTTTATATCAACTTATTCGAATTACTGGAATATCACCGTATGACTTTGCAGATGACGGAATCGAATATCTGCCAGGAACCGGCGGTTGGTATGCTGCATTTGGAAAGGCTTGCATTAACACAGAAAATAAGAAATTATTTGATTATAAAAATTCATTGGAGTGGCATGATTCAGATATTTTTGATTCAGAAATAATCTGTGTTTTAATTGAGAAAGAATTCATCCTAGGATATAAGAATGATATTATCAAAAGAGAACTTGATGTTGAATTTGAAGATGTAAATGTATGTAATAAATGCGGAAGACTAATGCGAACAGATATCCTTATTAAAAACGGAGAAGAATATATATGTCCACGTTGTAAAGATGTAGATGGTGTAGATAAATATGAAAATGGAACATCTGATTATTATAGGGAGATATGCAGAGAACTAGACGAATATAGGGGAAATAATAATGAGCGATAAAGAATTATGCGATGAGTACTTTCTGAATCGTGGATACAAAAAATACGACAAAACACAATTCCAGAGGTCAGATATATATTTGTATAATTTTCAAAAAAGATTTGATGATGAAAAAGGCAAGAAATATTTTATTGATGTACATAAAATATCGAACGAATGGATGCCGGAACACGATAAAAGTAAAGAGTGGTACAAGCCATTTCAATATACATATTCTTGTCAGTTATATAAGAAAGATACTCATGCACCTGTAAATATGGAATTCTTTTCTGATTGGACGATTGAGCAGGTAGAGAAGTTTGTTGAAAAACTATTTCAGAATGGTGAATTGGATTATTACGAAAGATGGGATGAAGAGTGAATAAATATTGTGCAAGCAAAGATGGATATATAGTTTTTGAAGATGGAGGGGTAAACCCAATGTGTTATGGTGCTTCCGAAAGGTGGTTCCAGGATTACGATAAAGCAGTGGAGTATGCCATAGGTATTGTATTAAAAAGCGTCAATGAATTCAAAGATCGTATAGATTATAACTCCGTTGTAGTTTATGAGGGAAGCGAAGAACATTTGAAGTCAAATTCTGTTTCTGACAGAGGAAGGACAATCTTTCAATGGAATAATTATGGAATGAATGTACGTAATAAATAAACCGAGGTGTGAATAATGAGAAAGTTATCTGAAGAAAATTTAGATACAATTAGACAATATAACAAGAATTTGAGTGAATTATATTTGATTGTTGAAAATGGATGTCAGTCTGATATTACAATTGATGATATGACAGAGTGTTTGGAGTGTATTTGTTCTTTATTAAAAAATAATATGGATATGACTACATATAGACATAAGATTTATAAAGAGATGGATACATTAAAAAATATTATTTGTCATCAGGCAGCTAAAATTATTCAATTAGAGAATGAAGGTAAATAAGAATATGAGAATTGTATGTAATAAAAAAATAATGATTCCTGTAAAGCAGATTCAACCTGGAAGCGTATTCTATTTCGGAGAAAGCTATTACATGAAACTTTATGACTCGAATCATGATGGAGAATGCTGTGCAGTGAGTTTATTAGATGGTCTTGTCTATAAAGAATCGTTTTTTAAATCGAATGTTGCATATGAACCATACGCAGAACTTCATGTGATAAATTATCCTGATTACGAAGAAGAAGTAACGATAATGGAATAAATACAAAGAAAGAGAACTTTCATTAGGGAGAATAAAAGGTATGAGCAAGCAATTTATTGATAAACAAAAATTAGCAGAACAGTTTGCAAAAGAAACAGGATTTTCTCCAGGTCAACTGTCAATTGGAGTTGGATATATCGATGATCTAATTGATGAGCAGCCAGTAGCGTTCGACATGGATATGATTATTGATCAAATCCGATTGTACGCATAGTTAAATGTAGAGAAGATTTGTAAAACTGAATCATTTGATGATAGGGTTTATATTCCGGTTGATATTGTAAAATCATGTGGAGTTGGAGATTCATATAAATTTCTTAGAAAGTAGGTAATATATGAAACAAGGATTTGAGAAAAGATTCAAAAATGGGGACATTGTTTACTGGTGTCATAGTGATGGTAATGGGAGATATTCTGTAAAAAATGGAATGGTTGATGAACAATTTTCAGATGCTGTTGTAATCGATTATTTAGCATTAAGAGAAAGAAGATTAGTAAATGGAATTCCGATTGACGAATTTGATAGCGAATCAAAGTATAAGAAATTACCCAAAGGATGGACATATAATACAAAGTTGTTTAAAATTACATATTCTGATTTAACAGAAGAAGAAGTAAATTATCGGATTGATGCTAAGAAGCCAGAAACAATCAAGCAAGCATATGATCTTGGATATTTGGTAAAGGATTGTACAATTTTCCATGGTGTTATTGAAGCAGATATTACAAAAGAAGGATATAGAATTGTAAAGAAATATCCTATGTGGCAGCATCATATTGATCATGTTTCAATTCGTCCTGATAAAGTCTATTTTACATATGAAGAAGCAAAATCTGAAGTAGATGATAATGTGAAAGAGTTTGAAAGACAGCTTTCACTTACAGATTATGAATGGTCAGTAGAGCATATTTGTAAGAATCTGGATATTTTTAAAGCAATTCATGACTTATCAGAAAGAGATATTGATGCGTATAGAGAATTTATTCTAGATATGGATAATGTAGAGAATATTGAGACTAGAATTTACCAAGGGCAAATTCAATGGAAATATGAAGGTAATAAAAGATGGAATTATATTGAATTGTAAGGGAGAATAAATGAAGAAGTCGAATGAAGTCTCTATAGTGGTTCAGTTGTCAAGACACAAATTTAATCTTTTTATAATGAACAGATATATGTAGTTGAAAAGGGGAAGAATGTCCCCCTTAAGCTGCATACTCAATCAAAAGTACCGGATAATAATAGGATGCCGGAGTTTGATTGTTAATGGCAGAATGACAACGTTCAAAATTGTAGGTATGAATATATTTCCCAATCGCTTTCCGTGCTTCACGGATATTGGCATACTGAGTCAGATATGCTTCCTCGTACTTAAAACTACGAAACCATCTTTCAATCATAATATTATCTGCCCAACGGCTTTTTCCATCCATGCTCTGACGAATCTGGTTCTCCTTGAGGAAATTCATATATTCGTTGCTTGTAAACTGACATCCCTGATCAGAATTTAGGATAACTGGTTTTGCTGTTTTAAACGCTTTTTTCAATGCATTGATAACCATTCTGGTATCCAGGGTATCATCAACTTCCCAGCCTACAATACAGCGGCTGTACCAGTCGATTACAGCTGTCAGATACAGGAATCCACGCTTGATGGGGATATAAGTGATGTCGATTGACCATGCCTGATTTGGACGGTCGATAACGGCATTGCGAAGCAGATACGGGCAGACTTTTGCCTGTTGCATACGCTTAGAAAGGTTCATTTTGGGATAGATAGGATTAATCCCCATTTCTGTCATGTAGCGGCGTGCTTTGCGGCGGCCGACTTTATGGCCACGCATTTTCAGTTGTGAAGACATCTGACGGGCACCCCATGCCGGATTATCCGTGTGTAAACGGTCTATAATGGTCTTACAGTCCAGTTCTTCCTGAGAAACAGGAGTTCCATTATAATATATGCTGGTGCGATTAATATCAAGCAATCTGGCACCTGTTTTGACCGGGAGCTCTTTAGTCTTCAAAAGGTTTCGGACTAAATTTACTCTCGTAGTCAGGTCCAAGTGTTTCTTCAGATTTTTTTTTCAACCAATCCACCTGCATGGTGAGTTGCCCAACTTTTTTTGCGTATTCAGCTTTTTCCCTGCGTTCTGAGTAAGCGCAAAATATTGCTACGCTGCCCATGAATCACGCTTGCACCAAAATGATAGATGCAAGCGTTTTGCTCTATG